CAGCCCACGGTACGCGGGAGTGGGTGTCTGGTGGACCGATAGGTAAGGGTCCTGGATCTGTGTCAGTGACCCAGTGTAGTAGGTGAATGTCCCTTGAGCGAACTCAGAGTCAATCGTAATGTCACCGTCAGTGGACTGGGACCCGGTCCATACAACCTCATCCCCCACCCAGATCCGGCGTAGTGTCGCTGGGCCTTGGCAGATACCGAACTGGATACCAACAAAGTAGCGGTGACCTTTGATGATGGTCTTCTTCTTGAACATGCTGACCTTGATTCTCTCGGTGATGGGCTGCACGTTAAGGTTACCATACCAAATGACGTTGGGACCTTTCACGTCATCCGTGCCCCAGCCCAGAGGGACGATTCTGCCTTCGGTCGCGGTTGGGAAGTTGAAGTCGTCGAGTGTGCCGGCCCTGGCGTCTTCAATGTCTGGCTCTGGAGTCAGCAGTTGCTGAGCCACGAACAGCACAGCCCACAGTATCATCGTTACAATGAATGACATATTATAGCCCCGTGATAAAGATGTTCTTGGTAGGAACGTAAGGCGTCCCGCCAAAGTTGATTTCGTTTGCGAACTTGGACTGGCATGTGCCAATGGTGTGGTCACATCCAGCGAACACGTCAAGCACCTGACCAAGCACCGTTTGATAGAACGGAAGCACTAGTGACAGCACGTCCCCGTTCTGCTCAAGTACAAGACGGAAGTCCAAACCGCCGAACTGTACAAAGCCGGCAGTGGCCCAGCCATCGCCCTTTGAAGTCTCAAGGTCGGGCAATGTAACTGTGTTCAGCGTGACATCAGACACAGTCTGTGAGTACTTGAAGTCCGGAGAGTTGACCTGGCATCTCGCATCATACAGGATATGATTGCACCCTGCCTGGTACGTTCGGTCGGGGATAGACTTCTTAAACGCCTGAGTGATGGGGATAAGAGAAATCTCTGCCCCGTGCATGCCATCGGTGTAGCTGACGGCCCGTACTACGCCCTTGTACAGTACTTTAACATCTGTAGGATCAGCACGCTGCACTTGCCATATGGTCAAGGTGGCAGTCTGCCCCGGGGCAATGGCTGTGTACTGGATAGGGAATGGGTGGCCCGCTGGTAGAGGAACCGTCAACGTCTCTTTGTCGGAGACGATCCTGTCCCGCTTGATGCCTGTGTTGGCGAAGTAGTCATCTCCACTGAAGTTGAAGGTGTCGATGGAGTTAGTCATCCGCCACGTCGTGGACCCGAGCGTAAGGGCGTACAGCTCGAAGCTGTTGCCACCCTGGATGGAGACTTCAAAATCTTCAAAAGGCATTAGTCAAATACCTCCTTTGTCGGAACGAAGCACTGTGCCTCGCCAATAGCATTGAAGTGTGTGATCACAATGTCATCTGTGTTAATCCGCACTTTCTCCAACCAGTCTATTCTTTCAATGTCGTCAGGTTCAATGTCGGAAGGCCAGACGGCGTCGACTGTCAACTGCTCTTCCGCGTCCGAGATCTTGGCGGAGGATAGAATGCTCCGAGTGAGCAGCGTACATCCTTAAGTAGCATACGGAAGAAGACCTTGGGGTCACGCTCTCGCACGTTGAAGTTGTATCCAATGTGGTTCATCTGGAACAGAGCCGTAGTGTTGACCAATGTTTGGTTTGGCACCAAGTCTTTCGTGAACGTTGGGACATAGAAGGACACCTGCTGACCCTTGAGGTAGTGTAGAAACTGCCGCAGTTCCCACAGCTCTTGTCGAGTACGAGTCTTGAATCCTTTGATGCTTCGACGCTTCGTTCGGTCCCAGTTAGAGTACTCTTCCCACAGGCCAGTGACATTGTCGAGCACCACCACCTTACGTTCGAACACCTCTTGTAGTGCACCTGTGATCAGGTTGGGATCGTCCAGCAACGGCTTACCAAGGTATGTGCTGAATGCTGCTGCACTGGCAATGTCATTGTCCTCTGCAAAAGTATTCATCCGTATGTTGAAGGTCTGATCGTTGTAGACAGCCTTCGTCGCAGACACGCTATGGTTGAAGTACGCAGTCAGCAAAGGCATGACCTGGGTGTTCGCCACATAGGACTGAGACACGGGCGTATCGAACGTCAAGGTGGTAGAGGTCATTGAGTCAATGCGGAGAGCGTCGAAGGTGAACTCATCCTTGAACACGATCGCATACCCGCCGACATAGAAGTTGGCGTAGTCTGTAGTGTTGACGGTGACCGTAAAGTCCGCCGCCGTGATAGGCTGTGCGAACGCTGGCTCATGCCAGGCCGGGAACGCGACCACCTTACTCTGTCGATCAAACAGCAGGATCTCGGTCAGCTTGCGGCTGTCCTTGATCGTCATCTCAAAGATCCCTCTGGGCACCTTACGCAGGGCATGACGCTGTTCGGTCCCGTCATCTGCCTCCAGGATCGCAGTCTCAAACACTAGGTGTTCACGCATAGGAGTCTCTGGGCGAATCGGGAAGATGACAATCCGCGTACCAGTGATGAAGAACGTGTAGTCGTCGCCTGTGTCTGCGTGGAACGTGTACGATGCGTTGACGTTCAAGTCACCGACAGTCGCCACGGTCACTGTCGCTACGATGCTGTCTTGAGACGCGATGGTGAACGGAGTAGCGGGAACACCGGCAATGGTTGTTCCAGACCCTAGGTTGTCCGTGACGCTGGTGATAGTCAGGCCTTCGAACCGGTCCGCGTTATAGAAGTCAATGGCGATCGCTTGCTGGCTAATGATATTTCCCAGCTCTTGGGCAACCCGTGGTAGCAGGTGACCAATCTCGTACCAATGCTCTTGGACCGTTCGCTTTGCAGCAACACCTTCTTGAATGTCCCATACCCGCAGGGACTCGCTTGTTGCGGTGGCCGGTGCCAGCTGTTCCATTACCACTGGCTGTCTCTGGTTGTGTCGGGGGTCATGCCCAGCCAGGATCGCGGTGTCCCAGCCAGGGGCAAGTATTGTGATTGGCAATGGCTCCAGCAATACAGCTTGAGGGAATGACGTGTTGGCAACCACTGGAAGGCCCAGAAGGATACCGCCGACTCCCGGAACCTCGACTGGAGCGGGAAGAATAAACGCCATCTTAGGAGTGACATCGATTCCACCTGTACCTGGGATGGATGCGGCAGTTATTCCAGATGGGGAATTCACGCGGAAGGGATGATCGAAACTCGTGAAGGTCGACCAAGATATGCCGTTGCTGCTGGCACCGGATACTCCGTCTGCATACAATTCATCTGTGTCGATGTAATACCATATGGAGGTCGAACCTGGGTTGACTTCTATGACGATCGCATAGTTCGTGGCTGCCGACAACGCAGTTGGAGTGTCAAACACAAACAGAAACCACTCGCCACCAATGACCGGGGTTATTCCCGAGAATGCTACGGTGGCCAACGCTGAACCCGTAGGCTTGTGTGATCCGTCTACGGCGAAAATACCCACGTTCCCTGCATATCCCGATGACAACGAGCCAATGAACAGCTCCACGGACGCGGCGGTAAACGCAGCACCGGTGAGAAACTCCTGGGCCTTAAACCGGTTGCTAGAGAAGTCCTCAGTGTCTTCGGTGTCGACTGGTTCAAATGATACTTGTAGGGCCATATGATTATTCCATAGTCAGTTTGCAGTCACCTGCAGGGAACGAGACAGTAGTGCCAGTGATGACACTAATGTCTGACTGTCCAAGGTCCGCGAATGAAACTTCACCTAGGAAGTTGCCGGCCGTGATCGCATCGAAGAAGTAAACGTGCGTGATGAGGCCCTGGTCGGCAGTGGCCTCTGCAAAGTCAATGTCCGCGTCGTTCTCTGCGTAGTAGTCATCGCCGGTGAATGTCACGGTGTATAGGCCGAAGGCCTTGCGGGCATACCCACCGCCTGCAGGCTCTGCCGCAGTACTTCCGTCTTCACTGGCGGATGCGGTTCCGTACGCCACATGCACTGTGTACGTGCTCATGACGTGGGTCAGAATGGCCGACTCTAGGAAATTGGAAAGACTCATGTCACTTACTCCTTATTGCTTGTAGATGATGCCCATGTTCCAGGACTCATAGTTGTTCGCTTGCAGGAAAGACTTACGAACACAGGGGAAGGCTCGCCAAGTATCCGCACCGACCGTGAGGGCCTGTTGGGGGTCAATGCCCCGCATCTGTATCGTGCCACAGTTGTGCATTCGGCCCAGAGGGTATCTGTCCTCGGACGTTGTTGGGTTGAGATCCCAGTAGAAGATCTCCGCAGGGATAATGGGAATGAAGCCCTTGGACAGGTCAGGCTGTAGCCACCCAAACTGTTGAGTACCTAGGCCATCACGGATGCCGCCTTCGATAAGCCCACGGGCGTTTGCGTCGCGGTCCTCATCCCAGGCGTCGAAGTCCTCCGGTCGTCCGACAACACCATAGTACTGGTTAGCAGTCGGCTGGTTGGGCAGCCCTTCAATGTGCATTGTAGCTGCGACCCTAACAGAGTTGCCGAACCCACCGCCTGTGTTACCATAGTGGTGGCCATCCAGAAGCACGCTGTGGACAAAGTGACTGGGGAAGTCTGCGGCAGCTCCAGAGTTTTGAGGGTTCCAGTGGTGACCACCAACCCACTCCCCGCCAACCCACGTTCCGATCTTGGTAATGTTACCGAAGCCGAAGTGACGATACAGCCCGGGAGCAATTTCCAACGCCACATAAATGACGTCGGTGTCTGTGTGGCCAAACATATGCAGGGACGTGTAAGGCCCGGGGCCAATGTATTTGATACCACGTTCCGTGTCCAAGTTGGCAGAGGCGTTGGCTCCGTTGCCCGAGTCATTGGTGTGTGCCCAGGGGTTGGTGCCAGCGGAGATGAAGCCCAGGGACTGGTACATCCCGATGCTGGTTCCGTGAATGGAGGCAGACGTGTCATCCCACCAGAAGTGCACGAAGCAGTTGCCCTTACTGAGTGACATCTTCTTGTTGCCGGCGTCATAGTTGTTCTGCGTCCAGCCATTCGTGGATACCGCGAAGGTAGACACCTGGGTCATTAGGTCGGCCTGACTCACGATTGATGTACTTGTGCTGTAGGACATATTAGTTTTCCCGAATAGCAAATATGTTGTTCTTGTTGCTGGCCTTGCAGTTCTGGAACACCCGGTAAGCTACGCCGCCGGACCATAGTCGGTCGCCATTGTTGAGTGCCGCGTCTGCGTTGTCGAACCAATAGATGCCTCGCATTTGTCCGAGGATTCTGTAGTTGACGAAGTCCTCTACGATACAAGGAACCAAGAGGTACGTGCTCGACAGCCGCTGGATATTGTCTTGCGACGCCTGATCGCTCGCTTGCAGACGAACGATCCCACCCCAGGACTCGTCAACCTGCGGTGTGTACCATCTATCATCCAGCTCTTCTGGTAGCTCGAAAGGCCGCCCGATGGGCATGACGTTCAATTCACCATCGTCGTCGGACTCTGTCTGTGTGCCAGACACCAGGTGCCAGTTACGGACTGCGGCTGCCCCTCCACCAGGCAGTCGCAGCTGCCCTGGCCCACCCTGGGCCACGGAGAACGCTCCCGGATTGTGCATACCCGCGTAGGCAAGGGCGGAGTAGGTATGCTTCTGCTCATGACTGATGCAACCTAGGATGAGTTGAGGGTACACATACTCCACTGCAGTCATGAATGGATCGAGCAGGCCGCAGTACATGTTGTTGTACGTGGCACCCGCCGCAATGTTAAAGATAGCTGCAATGCGTCTATCATCCATCGCGATGAAGTAGTCGAAGGACGCATCATGCAGAGGAACAAATGTCTTGTCTGCCAGGTAGCCGGGCTGATCTTGCCACTTCGAGTTCAATGTATTGAACCCAGTGAACCCAGCACATAGCCACAGGTCACCGTCTGTCGCGGTGTGGTTGAACGCCTTCCAGCCTTGGTAAACATCAGTGGTGGTGTTGTGCATCAACAGCACTTCGTGATCGGTTTCGGTTGCGTCGGAGAACGTCGCGTAGGTGATGTTCAGTGTGCAGCCCGAACCACCCGGCGTACTAGGGTGTGCAGTCGTAGCCGCAGGGTTCGAAGGCGTTGTCGCATAGTACCCGGCGATGTTCAGTGTCACCGAAGTCA